CTGTGAGGTCGTCAAAATGACCAACAAAAAAACATATCCTGAGCTCGTTGAGCTTATATCAAAACTGCAATTTGAAAGCAGATATGATGACGCCAAGATATGCGTGAAGGCGCTGTATGATTTGGAGAGAAAAGATAAACGCATATCTGAATTAGAGGCACAGAATGAAAGATGGGGAAAAGCCGGGCTTCAGTGTCAAGCGGAATGGAATATGGCGCAAGTTCGTATTGATGAACTAGAACATCAACTGAAAGTCGAGTGTGACACCTATCTTTGGAACCGTAAACGTATGTCACGACGTATTGCGCTTTTAGAATATTGGATGGAGAGATTGTTCAAATACGGCAGTTCGCCGGAAGCAAGACGCAATGAACTGACAATGGCGACAGAGATACCTGACCTTTTGATGAGAGAGGGTGAGGATATTTTGCATCATCTTGAGGAAAGATCAGATTTGGAGAAGGGGGAATGACTGACTATTCAGACATTGTGAAGCGTCAGCGTGAAATAGCAGAAGCGTCATACAAAATGCGTGATAATATTTACCGTCCAGAAAATGAGACTGCCGACGCATTAGAGGCTAAGGACGCGGAAATAGATTATTGGAAAAACCGTACGCGTGAGGCACTAGAAACGATAAAGGACAATGTCGAACGAATCTCTGAGTTGCAACAATTAGTTGCACGAATTGTCGAACTCAATGACATCGACAGCGATGTTGCTGACTATATCAGATGGGAAATATTAGTGGCCGATGCTCGTAAATCATTAGAATATGCTGCGGCAGCTTGGGAGGCGTCAAACCGCGCTTTGGGAGATAAAACCAGTGCCTGACATCAGTATGTGCGCCGTAAACGATTGCCCAAAGTCGAACGAATGTTACCGACACAAAGATAGCGGAACGAAACCATGCGATTGGCAATCATATTTTGTTTGGCCTGAGGGGCACAAAGGGCCATGTGACCACTTTTGGCAGATATTACCGAACGGTAAATATAATAGTTCCCGAATGAAAAAGGTGAAAATTTTACCGAGCGGTAAATATGGCTCACGAAGCCTTCATAAGAGCCAAATATGATGCACGAAGTTTACAAAACATCAAAAATACATAGCCAGACTAAGACTTTATAGGCGTTACGCCCTCTGCAGTTGGGATCGTCTTAAAAGATCTCCTAACTGCCCCCAGCATCATAATGGCTTCTTTCTTGGCGTCTTCATTTTTAATGTGATCGACAAGAGCAATCAACTTTGTAAACGAAACCACCCTGGCGGCAACGCTATCAAGAGGAAACTCTTCTAAATCCGACGTCTCAATTTCTGGGATGTCGTCATCGTCGTCTTCGCTCATGTTCCCCCCTCAGAACGGACGCTTACGCCGCCCTTCCCTTATAAATACTTCCCTCATCGGGCGTGCCGAGTATGAGTTTCCAGCGTCTAGCAACGCCGTGATTAGGATGAACACTAAGGAGCCACTGGCTGCAAGGGCTGCTACGCATACGGCCAGAGCGACTATACTCACTGGGACCTGAGACTGAGCCATTACAAAAACCTTGCTCAAGCTCTACGCTTGTGTGGAAATGGCCAACAACTACATAGTCTACCACGATTTGCTCTGCCGCATAGTCCTGAATAACGCGCTGCATGCCACGCGCAATTGTCGCAACTGGGCCCACCATACCCATGCCGCCCCGCGACCCTATCCTATCGCCATGAGTAAAAAGGAAATTCCAACCGCAGATATTGATTAACGCATCACCCGACGCCGGGGCTGCAAATGATATCCGTTTGGTCCCTTTTGCCATGAACCAGCTTTCGACGAGCCACGCGACGAGGGTGTCGTAGGAGTTGAGGACAAATCCTTTTGATTCTGGCTTACGGGTCGTGCGGCCGTGGTTGCCCGGAACAGAGACGACGCGAATTTCGCAGTCAAAGGATTCGAGAAGGAGTTCAAGCCCAGATATGATATGCGTTGCAAGTTCTCTGACAGCGGGTATAGCAAGTAGATCATTTGATTTCGCTAATTCTTCGTGTATTTCACCACTGATAAGATCGCCGCCAAGTATAACATATATCACGCCAGGCGCAGGACCAGACCAGTGGACAGTCCCCATTTTGACGACGCCTTGGAATAGGCGCTCCAGACGTTTACCGCAAATCTTTTTATCAAATGTATTCCTACCGCCCATCTGGTTCTTGTCAATTGTCTCGCCCATATGGACGTCAGATACCATGAGAACCAATGCCTCTTTCTGGCCCTTCTTATCACCCTTGGGCGGGCTCCATGACTTAGGATCTAGTGGTGTAGCGGCAAGACCTAAAATGCCTTCCCTGATCGCCTCTGAGCTTATACTTGTGCGTTCAGCCTTAGCCGCCCTCGTCTCGGCCATTGCCAGCTTATCTTTAAGACGTCTGACAATAATGTGGTCGGCGTCTTCTTCTTTATGTGCTTTAAATATTTTCCAGTTTGGTTCTAAACCATGTTCTTTTTTAATTTCTGCCAGCTTGCGAGCTACCACGGATCTATGGACGCCGAGCTGTTTTGAAGCAGTTGCTGACGCCAACCGTTGATGGCTTTTGCACTTATGACCGTCTGGAAAATCACCATCACGGAGCGCCTGTTCAATCAAGCTGATTAATTCTTCAGCTTCCTGTCTTGCAATCATTGGCGTTCCCTGTAATATCGGGTCATAACCCTATAGACGTTAATTATTGTCGTTTTATGTCAATGGGTTATGTATTTTACATTTAATATCGAAATATAGCAAGGAAATCGACATGATTGGCTCAAAGCAAAAAGACCAAATCGTTAAGATGTGGGAAGAAGGACTGTCTGGCTCTCAGATTGGCGAGAAGCTTAATCTTACACGCAATGCCGTTATCGGTATGATTAGTAGGCTAAAGCGTAAAGGACATGTGTTTGCGCGTGATGAAAAAGATCAACATCGGAAAAGAGTTGCTGAAGAAAGAAGAGTTAGGGAAGACAAGTTCGCGGAAAGGCAAGCTAAAAAAGCAAAAGTGATTGTTATACCTAAAGATCTGCCAATTGTTTCTGTTCCGTCTTTGCCAACACGTTCAGGCGGCATAGAGTTGCTGGATCTTAAACTTAACTCATGCAGATTTATTGTATCAGGTGATGATACAATTATTAAATACTGTGGTGAACAGCAAAGTAGAAGCTCATATTGCGCCGAGCATTACTCAATATGCTATTACCCTGCGAGGGGAAATCTGGAGAAGACTTTACTCAAGCGTTAATTGCATAAAATCGTAAAACACACGACCTAACTTAAAACTATAAATGGCGATTAGTATAAGCAACGCAGCTTTAATAATCGCCATTAACATTCGTTCGTGGTCGGGGTGCAAATTATTCCCCTATGTTTTAATGCAGTAAAGAACCGCTGCATTTGTTGGCGTATTTTCTGTCCCTGTAGGTTGGTTTGGCTGAATATTGGCAAATGAAACATTGGTAGCAATTCCAGTTTGCGGAGTGCTTGATGCAGTAATTGCCGTATAAGGAGGCGCGACATTGCTACCATTTTGACTTGGGGTGCTGTGAAAGTGCCCGCTATCAATATGCGTATGTGACCCAACAACACCTGCTGCGGAAGTTCCGACCGCCGCTCCTATTGCGTTAGGATATGTCCCATTAACTCCAGAACCTCTTAAAAAAATACCTCTTAAATCTGGAACATTAAAATTTGCGCCAGATCCGCCCCACGTATATCCAATTGATGCAAAAAGATATGGATAGGAAGCTAATGGATAAGATGTGCCAACACAAGACAACCACCCAAATGGCGCTACTGTGCCGCCAAAAGCCTGAATCATGCCGGGAGGCGTTGCATTATCAACCAAGAACATATTTGTTCCGTCACTATAAACAGTGAAAAAACCATATCTATTTTGCAAAATGACTGATGTGCCAGAGCCAGCAGTTGTTAATGTTATCGTAAATGCGCCTGTATTGACTGCATTACTGATCAGCCAAACACCTGCTACACCTACTGGGAAAATAATATTTACATTTGTTAAAAGCGTTCCTGTCAATGCAATGCGTAAATTCGATACTTGGCCAGGCGTTGTAGTAGTTCCCTGAGACAAAACTACGTTTGATGAACTTAATGCCAGAGATAGAGTGCTACCTAAGCAGCTATCAATATTATTAAAGTTCACATCTAATTGATCGCCCCAACCACCTGCGCCACCAGGTGTTGATCCTACAACTGGTAGATTTAATTGTTTATTTGAAGTAGACATGGCGTCCTCTTATATGTGATCGCTTACAGCTTTAAGAGCGCTAACAACGCGTTCATCTGGCTGTTCTAAGATTGATTTAGTCTGATCGCCAATCGCTTTTCTAGCAACCTTTGACCGTGAAAGCATTTGCTCGGCGGTATAGATGCGACCGGTTTTTCCGCCTGTGGCCCTTGGTTGTCTCTCTTGATCTCTTAACGCTGCCTGTTCCAAAAGAGGTATGCCAGTTCTGATACCAGGTGTCTCATAAGGTCTGCCAACTGATTCAGGAGCAAGATTTGCAGCTCTTCGGGCCAGCCATTCGCTACCTTTAACGGCACTAAACCTTGATGAAAGAGCAGTGGGAGCAGCAATTAATGCGGCCCAACCTGGATGTATATGGCCTAAAGCGGCAGCAATAGCTTCTAAAACCAACGGAGCTGAAGCCGCTGCCGCTTGGCCAAAAGCACCTAATGTTGGCTGAACATCTTT